ACTCATATTGAATATCAACTTGATATGAAAATTCATAATGAGGACCAACACCCAAAACCAACGAATTTAACACTAAAAAAGTAGATATTTAACTTCTATTCATGATCAAGCTGCAATGTGGGTTAACTCCATAGCCAGTAGATAAAGTGTATGAAATATCACCCGAAGTATAAGGAATCCAAGTTTCCAGAGAAAGATCAGCTGACTCGCCCACCCTGTAATGGGTTGGTGTGTTTGAGTATGACGGAGTTATCAAAACACTATCAGACCCAGTATAACTGTCGCCACCATTAATCTGAATAGAATCAAGCACGATTGTTACTGTATCCAGCAATTCTATTGTGGCGCTTTTTGTGTCGCTTGTTATTAAGGTGTTATCGTTTTTCAACTTAGCGTAAACCGTTTTACTTCCATAAGAACCTGAAGAGAGTGTGAAATTTACCGGGTTTTCCATTGCAACCCAAGATGCTCCGTCAAATATAGAACTTTCACTAACCATATAATGTGTTGCTGATCCTACAAAATTGAACAAGATGGAAACAACCGGATCGTTCGTTGACAAATCGCCACCATTGATCGTGATGCTATTGAGTGCAAGGTCAGCCTCAACAAGTTCAATGGTATCTGACACAACTAATGAATTTCCAAAAGCGTTCATTAATTGAAGATAAACTGTTTTAGCTCCAAACTGATCAGACAGGAAGAAAGTTACATCATCACTCACATACGGTATCCAAGATACGGCTGACAAATCACTGGACTCACCTGCTCTATAATGCGTGGGATTACCACCAGTCTTATTGATAGTGATAGAGACAGATTGCGACTGTGTAGTTAATTCACCCCCATTTATTACAATGGATATCAAGGTGGGTGCTGCTATTAGTGCTTGTATCCGTGAAGTGAAAGGATTCTGTAAAGCAGGATTAAGCCGTTGGATAAAATAGTTGGCATTACCAAGAGCATACTTCACTAATCCCGTTTCTTCGCTATCATATACGCTTTCAAAGTATGAGGTATATTTTTCAGCATTAACAAGTAATCTGTCATTTGTACTTAAATTTATCATAAATCCATCCGTTGTATTTGCGTGAGATAGTGTTACCACGCTACCAGGTACTTCTACACTTGTTACAGGAAGATTGGCGCCCTCATATAAAATTGAAATCTCGTTCCAATGAACATTAGGTATTCTGGGTATGAATATTTTTAAGTGCACCTTATCAACTTCTTGTACCACTTTTATAGTGGTTTGCGCTTTTGTTAACTGATAACATATAAACTCGTCTTGTGTGCAGAACCACAGTTCATCCGAACCCTCTTCTCCATAGGTATCGCAAAGCCAATCAAAGAACATTGGCTTATTCATTGTTGGTAATGTTTCAAACGTATAAGACCCACCATTTTGTCCAAAACCATGCATACCAAAATCTCCATACATCTTATCTCCGTTAGATAGAGATGGAGCGATAATATTCGCAAGAAACCAGTCTTTATGCGACTGCAAAGATCCACTATCACTGAAATATCTTATCAATTTAACCTTCGTTGAGATGTCGATAGTATTTACATCGATAACACTGAAACCTCCTTCTGATTGTTGTCTTGTAATCAGTTTAATCTCTGGGATTTGTAATGCTGCCTCTACATACTTATAATCTCCATTTGGCTCTGTCATGATAAGCAGCTTGCGTCCCAATCTCGGATAGATATAATTATCTTGAGCGTCATTAATACCATTAATAATCTCTTGGATAGTACCCCCAGCATAATCATCTACTGCTGGGTCTTGCACATCATGCAATGAAACAGCACCATCAAAATCAAGCATCTCCTCAATATCTTGCCAATAAAGGAAGGGCCATCCGCTGGCTGAACGTGTAAGCTCAATAGGTTCAATATCTTTTACTGGACCACTCCAATACTGATTTCTTAGATTAAACCATGATGCAGATTGAACAGGGAATCTCCTTTGAACACCACAGCCATCAGTATAAGTCAATGCACGTGAAAGCCATCCACCGTCTGGGAAAAGCATTCCGTTATGCCAATAATGATTTCCATCAACAAGACTATTGATAAAACCACCATTGAAATACTGAAATATCTTTGCGTAATCGTCTGCCCCAGTGTCATCAGTTGACATACTTATAGCAAACTTCTTGTTATATTTTAAAGGTGGAATAATAAAGTTAGTCGTGTCAATCGGGTCAGAGGTTGATAAATTTAACGTCATTTCTATCATTTCACCCTCAAACTTGCAATACCTGACATGAAGTATTCCGTCGACAGCATCGGGCACAGCGGCTTTACATTTTATCGTAATGACAGATTGAAAATCATTATTTATCACATAACCTGATACTTCATAATTTTGATTAAAAAATTGAGCACTTAGACCTTTACCTGTAGAAACAACAAGCGACTCAACTTTAAAATAAAGTCCGTAGCCAAGCGGCTCATCGGCAACTACATAATCGATGGTCTCATCCACTGACTGGGGTAAGTCGAGTAGCCTTACACTACGTTCGTATATGTCAATGTCTTCACCTCCTATTTTATAGGCACCGACCTTTATTTCCTTTTCAGAGATAAGTAGCGGTCTTGCAACCCGGTCGGCTACGGCATCGTCAACAGTGGATTCCAATTCGGTTTTAATTTCTTCGATCTTCTCCCCATACCTGACATCCATGCTCTCAACTGCAGCCGTAGCCATCGCGGCCGCGTCAGTAGCCGGTTGTTTCAGCGACTGTATCCATTCCTCTTCCGTCCCGACAAATCCCTGTTTAATAGCTACTTCGTAAGCACTATCCCCGGATAATGAAAGTTGATACCAATACACTCCGTCGTCGGACGGGGCGACACCTTTGGAATTCTGTAAGGCAAGGAACTTCGCATTACTATAGGCCCACACGTCGTTATACTCAACTTGTACATCCATTGTCCATGTTCCTTTCGGGGTGAGCGATATTTTTCCTAAATCTATATCCTGTGCCATATTACTTACTGCCTGATTATTAGATGTCCGTTTTCAACAAAGAACCGGTTTTCGTAATTATTTGTCGGGACCTGAAGGATCAGCTTTCCGGTTAAAGGATTCAAAAACATGGTCGGATAGACAATCACACCGTCTTTTCCTTGAAAGTCGCTCAAAGGTTTTTTATACCACCTGTCCGATCCCCGGTTACGGGCAAGTACCATGTCGTATGCATCCGGTTCATCCGCTGATGTATCAACATTCGAAAGACTTCCGAGAGTAGTTACTGTGCTTGATTCACTCACCTCTGTCACCCCCGGCACTATCACGCCTTCGGTATCGGACTCCTCTACTTCTGCCAGGCCGGACGCAACCACTCCCGAGGATACTATACCTGCACGGGCAACGATACCGGCCGTATCGATCAAGCCCTCGGAAATGCTACCTTTCAGGAAGGTGATAATCTCTTGAGCAGTATCTTCTTCAACCTTGCTCAGGTATTTCTTCGCAGGATCTCCAAGTTCTCTGAGTATATCTGCTACTTTTCTCCCGAGTAACCCTACGCGAACGTTGGTATTTCGTCCTGTTTTGGTTTCATTAGCAATTAAATCGCTATGTTGCTCAAGTGCCAGTAAGAGTTCTTCAAACGTCATTTCGTACCTGTTTTTTATTCAAAAATAGCCCAGATGGGTATTGCGAAAAAAGACAATTAAAAAACGGCCTGTTTCACAACAGACCGCATTGGCTAAATCAATAACAAGAGAGTCATCCACCGTTTCGGAGTATGTATGCTATGCTGTTCAGGTAATCATGGCCGGTTAGTTCAATCATTTTCTCCTGAAGTCTTCTTTGACTGTACCAGTATTTCTTAGCTTGCCAGGGTTTAGGAACGCGATTGGGATTAGAAATTCTGTTCTGGCCACCGCTACCTTTCGTGCCAGGGAAAACACCTCCATCGAGGTACATTCCATAATATTTGAACATGTGATCTATTTTTGCAGTGTCTCCACCAGCCTGTTTCATCAGTGATACCGTGAAACTTCTCCTCAATTCTCCGGATGAATAACGTGGAGTCCCATCCGGACGCTGTGAAACGCCAACCCTTTCGGCATCCATTCGCTCGCCCCAAAAGGTGATCATAAGTTCAGCCCATTCATCCAGATACTTTTCTTTATCTCTATTTACTGATTTGTAATCCATTCTTCATCTTTATATGAGAGATCTGTAGGGATATTCACAGGTATTGTGAAGAAAAGTCCTGTGCAGTTATTTGCGAAGATACCCGGGATCTCATTGTATGGGATTCGTTCAGTTACCAGGTAAACCATTTGATTTTCCAACCGGCTTTTGTCGCGAATCAGCTTTTTGAGCACATTTTTATAGATCATTTTACACTCATCAAGAGCATTCTTCTGAGAATTCATATCACCAAAACGATATTGCTTCAAAATGTAAACAACTATGGTTTTTCGATCCATGTATCCACCACCGGCTTGGAACGTGAATCCATCCTCTGTGTCATCGACTGCAAAGAATGCTGTGTGATAGCGGAATTCGTCAATCACTTCTTCCATGTGCTGCATTGATGTTACCTTACTGTACACATATCCGCCGCTTACTGCAAGCTTCATCTTGTCGCGAATTTCCTTTTCGAAATATGCATGTGTGTCGAACTGGCTCATTTCTTCATTTTTTGCTTCATTACATTATATTCATATGCCTTTGCATCAAGTTCTGCCAGGGCAGTCCATGTATCAACGTCATAAATCTCGCCAACCTTTGTCACATCGCCTCCACTTAAAGCTCGCAACATCTGCTCAATCTGTTTGCGCATGTTTGGGGGAGTGGGGGAGTCAGTTTCATCAACTTCCATTTCAATGAAATAATTCGGAAAATGGTTTTTCAAAACCTTTTTCAATCCGCTAAACCACAGGAAAACAGTGTAGCGGACATGGAAAGGAAGCCTCGCGAATTTCCGTGCACGCTTCTCTGTTTTCCCGTCATTAAATTTCCCTTTAATGTAAAAACATGCACAAAGCTTATTCAAGTATTCCGGGTTTTTCTTGAACAGGAATGCCTGGTAGTAATTTTCACATGCAAGATACTGAGCGAGTGAGGCGCCTCTTAACCTGGCATCACTACTCTCGTTACCTGACATCTTTTTCAGAGGGACTATCTCATCAATTCCAGCAGTCAAAAATTGGAATTGTCTGGCAAATGAAAGACATTCCTGAGGATCCAAAGTGAATTGCTTTTTCTTATATGAGAGAAGCACCCCCTGCAAACCGTGATATTTCACTTTGACACCGGTGAATCGGATGAAAGCATAAGTCCAGATCTCCTCAGCAGTTAAATCACCGGTAGAGAGCAGCCAGGAAGCATACAAAAGTTGCTTCTCGTTCAGCAATTTCCAGCTAGTTGGCGCAGTCAATTCGATTTGATCTTCCATTACATGAAAAAATAGGTTGGATCTTCCTCCAGGTTTTGGTATCTCTCAGTGATTTTCAATTGATATTCTTCGGATGAAGCGTAGGTGGCGTATTTTTCAACATCCTTTACCATCAGGTTCACGATCGCCTTGAGTTGTTCTTCCGCTTTCAGATCATCGTTCCTCATGTAAAGTCCGATTACTGATTTCAATCGATTCAACATTCTCTTATCATCGTCGGTCGATGTTCCATTACGCCTTTTTTCGATCAGCTCATTCAGGTAATCACGACTGATATAAGAAGATATTTCTACGTCCTGGAATCCTTTTATTGATCCATGAAGACGCCGCAACTCCAAATAAGGGATTCTTCGCTTAGCCGCTTCATATTTAATCACAGACTCGCGGTTATCAAATAATTCATATTCACCGCAATAGATCATGAATTCGTTCCCGCTCCAATACATCAACTCAGTCAATGTGTTGAATTTCGGGAACAATCTCCATTTTTCAAACAATGTTACAATTTTCTGAATATATTCAATCAGTGAATCAATATGAAAATATAAACGCTCTTCCACGTGAATCAATAATCGCTCCACTCTTTCCTTACTTGCTGGCGCTTGATTTGCATTGTTCACCACTGCAAAGCCATTGGCAGTCTGCACCACATCAAGAAATGGAATAGCCGTGGAGTACGCTTTTAGTGCAATGATTGAATCCAACATCTTTTGTTCATCACTTCCTGCCTGCGCGGCTTTAATTGAAGTCACTAATTCAGAACCAAATAATTCCTGCTCTACCCAGATCACCGCTTCCTCAATGAATGGATAAATATCCTCGAAATGAGTGCCCCTGGCTGTAGGAATGTATTTTACAAAATCCTCAATATTTGTGATCATAATCCAAATTCTTTTTGAACGTCAAAACTGGGACAATCTTTAGCAGCGAATTCATTGTGACCATGAACTGTTGCACCGGGATATCTTGACTGGATATCTTTCACCAACTCTCTCAGTGCAATTCTCTGTGCTGGTGTTCGCGTATCTTTAGCTTTCATCTTCTGGTCCACTCCTCCAATGTAACAGACGCCAATGCTATTTGCATTCTGCCCCACAGTGTGAGCTCCGTTGATTGCCTCCGGCCTTCCTTTGTGAACTGTTCCGTCCAGATAAACCACCCAATGATAACCGATGCCCGAAAATCCCCGATCCCGATGCCACCTTGCAATTTCTTTCACTGTCACATGTCTTCCTTCAGGAGTTGCTGAACAGTGGATGATTATTTTCTCAATCTTCCTGGTCATGATCTGTTTTTCTTATGATTCTAGGCCTTTTTTTTCTAAGCGCACAATCGATCACAATACATTCATAGCTTTTCAGCTCCTCAATGTCGAAAGTATTTTGATCGACCACTTTCCTCAGGTCAGCAATATCCTCTTTGAGGAGATCTTTGTCAGTTCGCAGATCCTTGATTGTTTCCTGGTAAATCCCCTGCCATTCTTTCATGGCATTTGCCTGGGCACTTTTGCGAGCATATTTTGCTGTTCCGATTGAAAGAAGTCCGCCACCAGTAATGAAAGCGAACAAACTTTCCCAATTCTGTTGGAGAAATTCAAACATAACTTAATCCACTTCTTCGGTTCTTAATGTGTTTTCTTCGGCATCCTTCCCTTTGTCCAAGGTTGTGAGCGTAATCACCGGGATATCATATTTTAGATCTTCCCATCCATTGAATCGTTTGATCACGAAGAGAGGCTCCAGCAATATATCCTGGTACGACTTTTCAAGTGATTGTTTCATTGTGAAGAGCTCTCGTTGAACACTTCCGCTGAAGCTTCCTTTACTTTTTCCAGGTGCAGCTCCTACCATTGATGGGTGGATGTTATCAGCATAGCAAATCATATTGCTGGCTTCTTCGCTATCTTCGATCCAGTCTCCACCTTCTTTTCCTGCATCAATATTATTGATCCGCACGTATTTGTTTTCTTTACCATCTGGAGCCATGTAGAAACCGGAAATCCACATCTTTCCACTATTTTCAATTCCGGTAAGGAACTTTTTTATGTTCTCTTTTTCTTTGTTGCAGCGCTCAATCCGTTCTTTCTTTCCCGTGATTCCCTCCTGGTCGCACAGGTCATCCCAGAATGCGCGATTAATCTCCACATGGTATTTGAATGAGGATCCATTCTTGAACTTGGCTTTCTTTGCTTTTGGTATAAGGCGCTTAATGTCGAACCATCCACTTTGAAAAATACTGTACCAATAAGCGAAAGGATAATATGCAGTTCCAGGTATAGGGAACATGTTGACAATGGCAAACTTTCTTGTGTTGGTTTCCTTCTGAAGTTTCCCATCATCATCCGGGATTCTTCCCATTCGAACCAGCAGATCCCAAAGAGGGTTGCTCAGATCCAATACCTCAATGGTTTCAATTTCCTCCTTTGTAGGATCATCTTTCCAGTTTGCATAGAATAGATGATCGATTCTGCCGGTTTTGGGATTGACCTGCTCAAAACGCGTGTGAACAGCCTCTTTGTGGCGCAATCTCACGATATTTTTCCCATCCTTCGAAAGAATAATGACCGCAACCGAGAAAAAGAAGTGCTTCATATCCGTTGCCTGTTCCAGGTAGAATTTTGGCAACCTATTGTAGTCGAAGAATTCTTTTATTTCTTCATTGCTGATCTCTTCCCCGGCATTGTTGGTGATCTTTATTCCGCTGCCATAAAGCGTGAGGGTGTTGAACAGTTTGTTCTGGCTCAACACTTCATCATGACGTACGCTGTCGATGATTTCATAAGGCAGCATGTTGTCTTCACCCCAGGGTACATAACCTCGATATTTTTTTGATGAGTCTCCAGGTACCGGGGATGGTGTTTTGCCCAGCTCTTCAAATAGTGTGGAACCTTCGTCCAGTTCCGTGATCAGTGCAGAAAATGAGCCATTTTCCACCTCCATCATCTCAAATCCACTGAAATAGTTTAATCTTTCGCTCATGTTACATAAATACTTCCATTCCGTTTATTTCGAAAATGCTTACCATTCTTACTTTTCGAAACTGTTTTGAAGTGAGAAATTTCAGGTTCACCGTATTGTTCCGAAAATTTGTGCTGGTGCAAATCACGTTGTTGGCATGTACAATACTGCCGTCTGACTTCCAGAACTTCACGTCAAGAGCATCACCGCTTTGAAGCATTTGACGAGCTGTATTGATATGAATTGCAGATGCCATGCTTGCTTTGTTTTTATCAAAAGTACCAAAGGGAGACAATGAGAAAAAAGACACAAAAAAACGGTGTGCTTCTCAGCAGGCCGTTTTAAATCTTATTATTATTAAAATTGAATAGTGCAATCAATGGAATGTATAATCAAAGGTATCATCAAAGATCCGTTTGATATCGATTTTTCCGGCACCGTACACATTGGGTCGGCTCAACTGGTAAGAGAAATCAAAAGAGATCAATTCATCGGGAGCATTCGATCTCACCACTTTTGCATCAGTGATCGTTACCGGCAATAGATCAGTACCCATCACCAGAAACACTTCATTGCTCACAAAAAGATCTTCAGCCCATTTCCCGTGATTCTCTTTCATGATACCGGTATTTGCTTCAAATTTCTTGATTTCCTTTGTTCGGAATCGGAATAGCATATCACGGATGTAACCGGTAGAATTTTCATACTCGTTTGTTCTTTCCACCAGCCCTGTTGGAACAAAGCTTTCCCGGCAACCGAATGAATTTCGGAAAAGAAGTTCGGGTTCCTCTTTCCTGTTTTTATGATCCAGGTAATATATCATCATCCTGGATCCGGCTTTGATGATGTATCGCTTTATCAGGGAAGGATCTGCCAGAATTCGTTCCGGAGAAACATCAATTTCAACAACCTGGTTCAAGTCTGCAATATTTCTCATAACTGTAGGTCCCACTCTTGTACCGTCCATGGCCACTGTTTCAATGGTGACATCAACGGCTGTAGGGGTATAAAGAGATAAGATCTCTTTTTGCCAAGTGTGAGTAAGCTTCCAGCCATCGAGAAGTGTGAGAAAATTGTTTGTCACAAAGTTGGAAGTCGTGACTTCCGTTCTTTGTTCACCCAGGATCACCCTGAAAGATTTAGAATCACTGGTATTGCCATCAGTAAAGCTGAGAGAATAATCAGCAGCAAGGCCAGGGATCTCTCCTAAATCAGATGCAATCACTTTCCCCAGGTCACGGATCCACACCCGGCTTTTGTTGTTTGCCCAATACCTTTCATGCAGGATTTCTTCAGCGCCTCTGGTAAGTGTGAATGTCAATGACTCATAGCAGTTCACCTCAATGTCAGGGATCATTGATGTGAAATACAGAGAATCGAGTATCGTTACTACCTGGATCATAGGAAACGTTTACTAAGAAAGATTATCAAGAGTAGCAGCAGTCCGGCACCGATCACAACCCAGAACCACTCAACACCCTGTACTGGTCTGCTGTCGCTATCATATATTGTTTGTTCTTCTTCATTTAGGATCATGCTGTCTGTATCCTGGATTATTATTTCTGAATCAGTTATGGAAACAGTTCGTGATGAGTCACGCAATAGAGCCAACTCAGAGCGTCCAGATCCCCTCCAAGTTTCCTGTACTCTTCGAATGTTTCCTGCTGTATCGATATCTGTTGTACGGCTGAATTCCCAGACATCTTCTTTCGCTTCGATGCGAACATCCGTGCTCGCCTTTTCCGTTTTGATCTCCTTGTCAAAGCTTTGTTCAATGCGTTGATCTGTTCTGAAAGAGCGCGAATTCTTTTGAGTTGTTTTTCGAGCGTTGCAACTGCCCAGAGCCACAACAGCCAGGATAACAAGAACACGCAGACAATAAACACCATGCCTCATTCTTTTTTATTCAAATATAGAACAGCACCCAGAGAGCAAAAAAGACACAAAAAAGCGGACCCGAAGATCCGCTTTAACTTTATTATCATTTTCATTCCTTGATTAAATTGTGAAGCGATTCATTTTTCACTGCCCAGAATGGATATCCATTTTCAAAAACCACCCTGTATCCCTGAGTTGCAAGAAACATGCTTACTTCGTCCGCGGTAAATTCACCGGCACCGCGGAGATCATCGGCAATTTCCTGACTGCTTTTCAAGATGTGATCCTCATCCTGCCCGGCGGGTGGGTATTCACCGGCCCAGCGGCTAAGAAGCACAAATTTCCAATCGATATTGTCATTGTTCATACCTCACCCCCTTTTTTAGGCATGGATATCTGACATTCTGCCATCTCTTTAAACAAATCTCGCAAATCGTACAGGTAAAAGTACATGCCTTGTTTGCCATTGAAGTGTTCAAATACGTAATCAGTCGTTTCACAATCATCGTTGATGATCAAGTGGCGAATCAATTCATCCACCAGGTCTCTCCCGTCATCGTGTGAACGGATGAATCTGAAAAGGGGTTCCACGTTCACTAACTTGTTGGTGTATGGATTCAATGCCATTACCGGTTTTGTTACATCATCCATCAGAACCTCCTTCCTTTGTCAAACGTGAATCTCAAAAACGCTTCACCGGACCAGCATGCAATGCTGTACTCTTTGTGTTTCTGTTCAACCAGCATTCGAACAGGAGTTTCTTTCTCTTCATCATCGATGGCAGAGAGGAGTTCTTCAACTTTCTTTTTGAATTCACCGAGCGTGGAGTTGCTCAAGCGTTCACGATAATACAGCGGGATCTCGCTGCTTTCCTGGTTAATTTCCGGCATCACTGCCACAGTTTCTTTGCTCATAACTTACGAAATTTTAAGACATTAAAAAAAAGAACGGTTTCGCTACCCGTTGTCTAAGTCTTTCGTAAAAGGCTCGCGTGGCCATTACAGCCAACGCACGGGGCGAAACCGCCATAAATCTTATAGAAATGGATAAAAAAAAATGCCAGACTCTTCCGGCAATATCCATTGCCTCTTACGAATTAAAAAACTTAGACAGTGCAAATATCAGCATAAGTTTTCACATAGCAAAGAAAAACCCCGAAAATTTTCGGGGTTGGAGAAATCTGTAAAGTTTATCATTTTTCATTTTTCATTTTTTAATACATCGTATGCTAGGAGAACGTCAGTTATTGCTTTCCTTTCATTCAATGATAAGTTTCTTGTTTTGGTATATTTTCCTGAAAGTCTCATTTTGCAATCATTTGATTCTGCCATTTGTTTTAGGAAATTTAAGTCAGAGTCATTAACAACTACATCAATCCATTCCCAGACTCCACCATTCCCGACTTCTGTCTCTTTGTCATCATATTTATCAAAGTAAATTTCTTTGGTATTACCCTCGTAAGATAAATATGCGTTTTCAAAAAATATCCAATCATCTCCAGTGTATGACATTAACAATCTTAGCCACACAGTTGATCCACTCTTCCCAATATAAAGTGAAGTCAGATTCCTGTTTGTGTAGTGTGTAAAGTATGGGTTTTTATACCATGTTGTACCTGATACATCATCGACTGATTTCTTTAATTTATTAACAGCTTTGAGCCTCTTTTGCTCTTCGTCTTTTTTTTGTTTTTCTAGTTCTGCGTTGATGTCGGATATCATGATTGAAATTTTATCTTTCATTTCAGACATGGGGTGATACCTCTCCAAACTGACTATGATACTTTTGAGTGAATCAACATTTTTTTCTGAATAGAATTTTTCTGCATTTGCAAATAATAATTCAGGATCCATTTTAAACGAAATCAGTTCACTTTTCAGAGACTTATTTTCAGACTCAAGCCTTGATATTTCGCTTCTAAGAGTTTCATTCTCCTTTTTTAATTCATTGCTGCATGATGTAATAATTATCAAACAGGTGACTATCAACACATTTTTCATATCATAATAATTTAAGAAATAAACATCCAAATTCTTTCGGTCTTTTTATCCTGAACAATAATTCTACCACCTTTACCATTATAGCCTATAGCATTTCTAATGGCCCAGTGTCTCAATTCAGATATACTTTTTCCTCTCGCTTCTCCAATCGGGTTGTCATTCCCAGGGTTAAAAATAAAGGCATTGTATTTATCTTCCATTAATTGGCGTTTAAGATTGTTAAGAATCAAATATCAGCATAAGTTTTCACATAGCAAAGAAAAACCCCGAAAAATCGGGGTCTCATTGAATGTATTGAAAGTTATTCAAATTTTCGTTTCATAAAACAATAAACAATACCATATTCTGTTCCTTCAATAGATTCTGGAGTACCATGCTGTATATCATTTAATCTTCCTAGTTTACTCGTCCAACATCCATTAGATAGTTGTCTAGCTGCATGTCTACATTCTGTAGTATTAGGTACTACATACAAAGCAATCTTCCTAAACCCTTCTTCAAAAACTCCATCTTCACATAGTTCGTATCCCTTTAATCTAAATGCATCGATGAAATTTTGAACATCACAGTCCATAATCTTGTCAGATGGCCAATAATGAACTCCATCAAGAAAATAATTCTCTCCCGTATTAGGCCACATCCAACGATCCGTAATATTATAAGCCCAAGCAATACAGTTATAAACTGGCGTATTTTTACTCGTTACTTTGAAATATTTATCAGAAGATAAATTTGGGAAAGCTCTTAGTATTATATAAGTTACTTCTTCAAGTGTTGGACCCATAACTTACATGCTTCAGAAATAGTAGCGTTAGGATTATTGGTTATTTTCTTATTAAAGATTAGATTTAATGCCCAAACAAGAGTTGAAGGGTTATTTTCAATTTCTTCAATTATAAATTGAACAGCAGAATACCCCATTGAAACTATTGCTTGAAAATCCTTGTCTTCAATAATTGCCTTTGTAGATGACAGGAACATTGTATTAGTTTCCCATTTTTTTAAATGATCCTGAAACTTGATTTTGTTTAAGTATAGGAATGAATCGTTATAGTCAACACTATTGATATAATCTTTTATCCTAACATCTTCAGAATTGCTCAAAATCCCACTATAAGAATCGATAGAAGCGTAAGTGAATGAATTAGCAGTTGACAATAGGCCTATTGCCAGCGTGATAGGTTTCATTCTGTGTGACAAGTTCGCTAATTGCATAAGTCAATAGTTTTTTGTGTGATATTTTCGAAAAAAATTTTATTTTTTATTTCTCGAAGAGATTCAGATTTTTCAGTGATAATTACAATATTAAAAGGATACTCATCTTTATCTAAGACGTCAATATCAAAAGTATAATTAAAAGGGCTCGGTGGAACAACTTCAACATTTTGATTAACTATTGAATGGATGTTGCTATTTGGTACTACCATTATAATTTTAAAACCGTATTGTTGAACTGGATATGGTAATTCTCCATCATTAGTGCTTGAAATGAGCGTATTAAAGTATTCTTCAGGACTATCAAATTTCTCAAATGAGAATCGGTTAATAAAACGAATGGATGTCCTTACAATCTTTGTCTTATTTAATATTTCTGATAATATATTGAAAAATTTTGTAGCTGATTCTTTAAAATGACTCCATCCTATATATGGAGATTCATCGATGAAAGTTACTGAATTCTCCGTTATTTCAAGTTTGGTTTTTTTGTCCTCTGAAGAATAAACATATGAATTGATTTTTGCGTCAGATTTAGCATGAATTGATGAAACGCCAAGAGGAATAGATGAGTTCCCAAGATCTATTCCTACATGAATATTATCGCTCCGGTGTGGAAGATTATTCTTAATTTGAGAATCTAGTGTTAGAAAACTATTTATACTTAATTCTTTTGCAACGTATTTCAATTGGAATATTGCTGCAACTACTGGTGGGTTATTTAAGTTGGGCCAACTGTCCATAATCATAAAAAGTAAGTTACAAAAGTAATGAAAAAGATCATCTATTTAAAAATAAAACAAATAATTTACTTATTTGTTTTTTAAAAAACTCAATTCACAATTAGAATTGTGAATTTCCCGAAGCCGTTTCTTTGCTACTTTCTTTGTCGGCCATACAAGAAAGTAGCGCCGAAGAGCTTCAATAATCAAAATCTGAAAAATTAAAAATCTATCTTTAAACGCCATTAAAACAATCAATTACCCATTAAAATATCATCAAAAGTCAAAGCAAAATTAAAAATATTCGTCTTTCATTAGGTTAAATAAAAGATTAACAGATAGATAAACGAAATATAAACGCAAAAAGTGCGTTTATTGTGAGGGGAGACCCCCCAACGCCCTGCTTTGCGTTTCCGTTAATTTCTTTCCGATTTCACCTTATATGAAACGACGCCGCCCACGCTGAAGTCGGCGCGGGCGGTAAAAAACAATGTACTATCCAATGTATTTGCATGGAACCGCCCGGGCTGTTCTAAGCACGGGCGGTTGGATGCAATGTTTATTCAATATTTTATCAAGTGAGCTGGTCAGTGTATCACACTGACGAGCTCACGGTCTTTTATTTTTCTTTTTTTGTTTCTTTTCTTTTCTACCAGAGCTGGTCAGTGTATCACACTGACGAGCTCACGGTTAGGTAATTACAGGAATGAACTGGTTAAGATGTACGATGTTCCAGCTTGAGGGAACTTCGTACATCCGATGTAAAGAGTGTCGAATGCATCAGTGCCATCGGTTCGATATTCCAGCCGGTCTTCTTCCGTTTCCGCAAGCTTCTCACCTCGCTTATCTTTCTTGAAACCTTCGGCGCCTTTATAAACGCCAGTGGTTTCCATAGCGAGGATCAGTTCCTCGTTGTTGTTGCTGTTCAACATAGGGATTAAGCCGGATTTCCCTGCAAATCCCTCGGAGATTAAGAGCCACTTCTCCATGTGTCGCATAGGGTTACCAATGTGAACAGGTCTTACCTTCCAGTTATGCTTGGCAAATTCATTACACACCACAGATTTAAAGTCTTCATCATTTACTGCATAGTTGGATCCTAAAGCTGTATTATCATAATAATAGATCACGGTCTTATCCTTGTGGTGCCGGTAATACTTACAAAAATCCTGGACTAGTTCCCTCAGTTTTCTTTCGTACTTCACATAGAATGATTTGAGCACCCTCAGGGTACGTCCCTGTGGCTGACCTGCTACGATCCAGTTGATGTTTGCGTTGTAGTCCATTCCGATATAGATCGGCGCGTTACGGTCAACGTCTGAGTCCTGAAGTGAAGAGCTATCGGAGATCTTATCAAACTTATACTCCAGACTATCCAGGTAATGATTATCATTAGCCACATAATAATTAATACTTTCACGCATGTTATTATAGAAACCATCTTTCATCACACCAACCTTACGGCATAATATCGATGTTTGGAACACCAATGGCGGAAGATCGCGCTTCATCTGTTTGATGTAGCTATCTCCCAGAACTTCCAAATTCTCTATTGAAGAGAATTCCTTATAATACACACAAACAGACCGAAGTTCAGCCAGGTCAGTGTACATCTTTCGAAGATAGTATTTAAGATAATCAGGTATCGGTTTATTTTCAGATTGGAGAGTCTTAATCCTGTCTTTGGTTTTCCATATCTCGAAGATTACACCCTGAATAGTTTCAATTAGTTCCAGATCGCTCTTCTCCTCATATCTCAGGAACCAGGACCCCTTCTTTGTTGTTGGCATGTCCGAAATGATAAGTACCGAGTGATGATAGCTCCTATTACCGAAATAACCCTTGTAACCACCATTAGCCGGGAAGGTTTCATCTTTCAGTTTCTCAAAGTCCAGGAACTTTGCTTCATCGCAAATCAGGTAATCAAGAGTGAGAGAGTTGGATGTTCCCGGCCTATCCTGGGAGATGATGTAGACAATAGACCCATTGTAAAACGAAATCACATATTCATATTCGGCCGGCTCTATCCTGGGCTTTTTGAACCCGGCTACTTTTGGGGGTCTCCGGCCAATGAAATAATGGATGTCTCTTTTAAAACCCCAGGAATCCAGGGCAGCCAGGGTACCGGGAATTGTATTTGTCAAAGCCCTTTTGTAGGTGCTTGCAACAAAAGCCCCGGAGGATCCCGGCATCCGCTGAAAGTTTCGTAAAAGGAAAGGAGCAGCAATCCCATGTGTTTTCCCGATACGGCGTCCACCAACGAAAACAACGGTATGGGCACCGGTATACATGACCTCCTGCTGAGGTGGATTAAAGTAGATTTTCTTTTTCATCTGCAAAGAATTCTTCTTCATTGAAATCGGTCTCTTCGAATGTTATATCTTCCGCGATATCGGCCATGTATTTCCTTTTCATGCCGGCGATCTTCTCACGAATGTTTGGAATGGGTTTGATGCCAATCACGGTAGGATCTGATGTAGGTTCAAAAGTCTGTGGAACAATGTCCTCATAAGGGATCTTCACGGCCTCTTCCTGGTCAATCTTATTATATTTTGCATAATGACCGGCAGCAGTGGCCATACCTCTGGCGTCCTGTTTCCGTTCAGCCATTTCAAAAGCTTTATCGATCATGTGGTTAAATCGGAAACGGTGGAACTCCTTCGATGTTTCCTGGAAATCTCCCAATAGAATCTTCAGGATCTGGATATCCTCGTATGCTGCCGTCTTTTCAACACCAGCATGTTTCATGATGAAATCACGGATCTCTGCCTCTTTCTTGAGTGGGTATTTATTCCACAAGTTGAATGCAGCACGAAGACGCAAAATGCGGTCAATTGCCTGCTGTGACAGACTGTTTTTTTTCAGCTTGTCGACATCATCAAATAGATGCAATCGACACAATTCCAGAGTTTGCGGTTTAGCCATTTTCTGCAGATTTTTGGTCAATAATGTATCCTGATACATTTTCTACTGCAAGAGGTGATCCAGCTTTAGCGAGCTCTACTTCCTGTTTTCTTATTGCAGCAATTGTTTCAGCCTGTCCCAAATAGTAAGCCCTTGATATGGGAGATGTACGGTCAGAAATAACCTCGCGCAATAATATCTCATCTACATCCAGAAGAACGGCAATCATATCAAGGGGTATGAGATCTTCCGCATACTCTTTTAGTTTTTCGATATCAATCATAGTTTTACAGCCGTTTTTTTCATTTCAGAAACAGTATTGTGCAATTTTTCGAAGACGGCAATATCAGTACAAATTACATGCGATTCTTTTCGATTCCCGCGCGTTTGGTTTTGGCTTGTACAAATCGAAACAAGCGGATCAGAATCGAAAAGTATGACCTTACCATGGTTGTTTGTCAAGTACACATCATCGAAAGTGTTCTTGAGAAACAGATTCAATTTCTGAACCTTTGTAGCCGCTTTGGTGTCAAGAATGAGCGCAATGCGTTTCAGATTGTATGTTTCTCTGAAACGGAAGATCTTCCTGGTAAATTCTTCCGATATCGAAAAAGAAGTCATTGTCAGCTCTTCACAAATAGGGAGCTGAGATAAGATCACCTCGATGATGTCGAACAATTGAAACTTATCTGTGTAAAAAGCCTGTATTGGATTTTCCGATACAGGCTTCAGTTCCATTAAGGCTGTTTTAAACATTTAGCCCAATCTCTTTAAATTCATTCATTTGTGCATCTGATATACCTGCATCAGTGGAAATCAAATAGTCGAGTCTATCCTGCATTTTTGCAATCAGTTTCTCACGTTCTGCACCCTTGAGTGTTGAAAGTTTCTTTTTATTATCGGAAAGATACTTTCGGGCTGCCGATACCTTTTTTGGATTAATCATTTCGGCAACCAGATCATTTTCAATATTAAGCTCATTCTTGACAATTGGTGTTCCGATAACGTAACTGTCATAGTAATGCCAGTTGCCTCTTAATTGAGCGTCAAGTTCGAGTAGTTCACAGAGATAGGGATATCGGTCGCACGGTTGATCATTGTTCATGAGTTTCAGCTGTTCATGAAGCTTCCGCATTCTTCGCAAGATATTGAAGTTTTCCAGGTAATAAGCCTGTATCTCTTCCGGGAGAGAATCATGATCCTGCCTTTTTCCCTTTTCGGCTTTCTCTTCTGTGGCCTTTGCGCTGTTCAATTCAGGTATTATCTTAACTACCTCTGCAACCTGGATCTCCATCTGTGCTGTTTTCTTCAGAGCTTCATTTTGCATCCTGAAGTCATAGTGTTTACGGAGTTCGTAAAGTACTTTCTCAACACTTTTTCTGCGAAGTAGATTCGAGTACATGATTTTGTTCCGATTGATGCGCAGCAGTAACAAGGCTGCTTTATCAATGTCTACCTTTTCTACTGGTAGTTCGAGGATTTTTTTGATTTCATTTGTCAGGTCTTCCATATCAAAACATGTTTTATTGTTAACTCGAAGGTAATTGATAAGTAATTACCTATAAAAGACAAAAGGCGATCCCGGATTGGAATCGCCTTAAAATTATTGATATGAATCCTCAGGGAACCACCGGCTCGTCGGGATTGATAATCCCTGCAGGTGTTACAATCTGACCTGCATAGAAGGGAGCCGGCATCGAATCGGTTACAGATACTTCTAGTGTGGTACCCATTTCATCCGTGGCACTTGCACCCAGGTTCTGAGACGGGTTTGTTTCAGTCTGGTACATTTCATTTCCAATCACGCGGTATTTGCCGGGTTTGGTCTGAATGATATAGACATAGTCATCATTGTTCGCCAGGGCACAGAATGCAGCAGCTTCTTCTTCCACTCCCGGATGAACAAAGGTTGCTTTGTTCAGGAATGATTTTGAAGGTTTTGTTCCTTGCGATTCTGATGTGACCGGTGATTTATCAACCAGCACCTGAAGTACACTCCATGTCTTCAGCTCGGCCAGCTCAAAAGAACCCACCAGGGTTGCAATTTCACCCATGCCGGTTACATACTCATTCACCCTTGTAGGGAACTTTACAATGTCCCTTTTCGGGATCATATACACGTCTCTACGGATTCCCGGAAGGTTCACCGCACCCTCACACCAATCCAGTGACTGAGGGCTTAATCCTTTACAATCGACTGCCATAGTTATACTCCGGTATAAAGTTTAGCAACCAACAACCTTTCGGGAGAAATCGATTCGAATTGAGTCCCGAAGAACATAGCTGCAACGAAGTCCAGACGGAACGGTTCGTGCTTTTCGATAGTGATCTTTTCAGTATCCGAAGATTGATCCACACCAACCAGCATGTTTTTCTTCGGGGTGAGATGCAGGAAAGGAGAACCTTTCTTGTTTGGAAGTGCCACCAACTCACAAAGATCATCACTTCCTTCCAGGAAGGTTTTTTTGAATTCCTTGTTGTAAGGAACTGCACCGACTGTCATCTGATAATCATCTACATATGCGTTGTAGATGCTTTTCGGGATAAACATTTTCAGTTTAACAGCATCATCGCCGTCTCCCTGTAGCTCATCACTGGCCGCACGGAAGTAAGCTTTCAGCTGATCCACAGCATTGGTGGCATCAATAGCTTCTGCAAATTCAAAGAGATTTCCCTTTGCTGTTGCAATGTTTCCTGCTGTAATCTCAGCCTGTGTAATGGTATCAAAACCATTAAAGAGATCTGCCGTTGTGGTACCGGCCGGATTTCTCACAGCACCCCAAATGTTCTTGTTGAGTGACTGAGATAGTTTCTTCATCAGGAATGCCAGGACAGCCTTTGCGATCGGTACATTTTTCAGACCTTCTCCCATCACAATACTGTCGCCATAGATAGACTGGTAAACGGAATTCGGAGAGAACTTCTCCCATACTGAACCAAAGAATGTTTCCAGATCTCGGCCTGTGATTTTCACGTTTGATTCATTCACTCGGGTTTCATCGTACGGTCCCATTTCAATAGATCCGGACAATTCACCCACGGTTTCCTTGTAGCGGATCCCCGTGCGCAGCGACATGTGTTGCAGAGTACTCTGCAAGGCAATCACTGACATCATCAGCAGCTCTTTGCGATACTTCGCAGCTGATTTCGCCAGTTCTTCAGGGGTAATTGTAATTGTACTCATTAATATAGTTTTTTGGAGTTATGGTTACGGAATTAAATCGTACAGTTTCCTGGCCGATTCTGCAACAGAGTTGTCAAATGATGGAGACTCATCATCAACAATTTCATCATTTTCTTTCTTCACCTCCCTGGTGGAGTCACCCGGGGCAGAATTCTTGTTTTCAAGTTGAGTGTTGAGATCGGCAATTTCACTTTCTTTGCCGGCAAGATCTTTTTTGAGTTGATCAATCTCACTGTTCAGTGCACTGATTGCATTTTCAATGCCAGTGATTTGTTCAGCGGTAAGTTCCACTTTGTTTTCCACCGCTTCAAATCCTTCTACATTAAGGATTGCACCTAAGAGTGCGGCATTAATTACTTGTTTTTCCATATCTGGTTCTGTTTTATTGTTAGAAAAAATATTTCTGATCCCGGATAAGAGCTCACTCATGAAATCTTTACGGGAAATAGTTACTGTATTTTCAGATTCATCTGACTGGAAATTCTCCGGAATCGGTAGTTCGGCACAATTGAGCATCTCAACAATATCTACCTGTTTTTTTACAGGAATAGAACCGGAGAAGACTTCATCAACGAATCCCCACTGCTTGGCTGTTTCAGCATTCAACCAAATGTTTTGTTTCATCAATCCAAGAATATCCTGCAGTGGTTTCCCTGATTTTTTAGCATACATTCTCGCGAGATTGAGTGTAACCACTGCTCCATCCTGCTTTCGGTTCTTGAGTTTTTCAATGAGATCATCCAGGTCATCTTCGTTCATGTACCCGAACTCATCAATCCAAATCATAGCCTTATGAATCAGGTACATTCCATTTTCATGCATTCTCACTTTTTTGGCGCCCAGAGTCAGAACTGTTGCTGAAGATGCATTGAAAGCATAGAGGTCACAAATTATATTCCCATGGGCTTCAAATTGTGATGCAATATCGATTGCGGTATCTACATCTCCCCCCAGGGAATTCACCCGGACAGTAATTTCCTTATCGCCCAGCTGGCTGAGTTGGTTTTTCATACCTCTTTTATTGCAGGTCCATCCGCCAATAAAAGAGTCGATATCGATATCGTATTTCTTAGCCATAAAAAACGTTGCATTAAAAATTCAATGCAACGTTACAAATATTAAGGATGGCATAAAAAGACTGCAATTTATTCCAAAAGTATTACAGAATGAGTGTTTTGATAGGTTATCTCAACAAAGTATCCACGTTTTCCGGTCGGTGAATTTTCATTCATATATTGATATGTTACGACTGGGTATGGTTTTTCGTGAGTGCCAACAAGCATTTTGTTACGATCAACCGTTTCAAAGATGAATGCATAAATGTTTTCCCTAAGTATGGAGCAAATTTTTTTGGCATCTTCATCATCTGCACATATCTGGAATGAGGATTTCAGGTTGTAAACTGTGGACCCTTTAATTTCTTCACTCGACACGCTCATTGAACCCATGCCAACAATAGGAATATTGATAAGCGAACCATAAATTTTCATCCTGTCATCTTCATCATAAATATCCAGAACATCAGGTTGCAAATTTGATGATTTGCAATAACCGACGGCAATGAATCCCGGTAAATTTTTATCATTCATAATATTTCAGTTATTTAATTAATTTACATTGTTTTAGTTCTTTTGAAATGGGGCGATAACTCGATAAAAAAAGTTACAATTTCACCTCTTTTTCAAGATATTTTTTCCTAAGCCGGTAAAACTTCTGTGAAATCGTGTACCAGTTCTCTTCAGGTATTCCATGTTTTTCCATCCAGGCATAAATCTGCTTTGATATCTCACCCCTTCGATAATTTTCAAGTGCACCCAGCTCTTTCATCATACATGCTTTCAGGATATGGTCAAAGCTGTCGATCAATGCAATTTTTGCCTTTTCTCCCATGAAATTGTAAACGCGAGGATCGGCTTCCTTGAAGAAGGGGATCTCAACACGTAAGTTACTGCCATCACCAAGGTCTGGCAACTCTCCTTCCGGTGTTTTTGAAATGAATTGCCGGATAATGCGTGATTCCGGACTGTCACGCATTACTTGTACCGGGTCACCAAAGGCGTTTTCGAGAAAATGTTTCAGGTAAGGCTCAACCTTTAGGTAAATACAGAAATTGCTCATTTTATATTGAATTTTATGGTAAATAAAAAAATAAAAAATCTAGATCTAAAAAAACCTACTACACACTACAATGGGTATAAATATCAGAAATATAGTCAATTAAATGTAGTTTGTCAAGTTTTGATCCTTCAATTTGTAGTAACTTTGTAGTAGGCTCTGAAAACAGCCTACTACATATCAAAACCTTTACAGGAGATGATTTGAAATAGTTTGTAGTAGGTAGTAGGCATTTTTGAAAAAAAATATTTCTACATGCATAAAAAAAATATATAATACTATAACTAACTAATAATAAATATATTATACTTATATCGCGACCATGTGCACCCATATATGCGTATATATTAAAAATTAAACCTAACATGATATCTATATTCGGGGTATGATTTGGATGTTACACGCTTTGATTCTTTTGTGAAACCAATTGATGTCAAAGCTTTACCGATGTTTTGGGGAGTTATTCGAATCAAGTCGCCGGAGAGGATCTTCCGGTTCCTTCTCAGGTGTGATAGGATTTCACTTGCTGTCAACCATTCAGAATCATCAACGTCATCATTTGGATCTGGAGTGGAAACATAAAGCCTGATGTATTTTTCTTCATCGGTTTGGATCATGTATCTCTGGTTGTACTCCTGTAGTTCCTGAATCTCTTCGTCACTGTAATGTGCGTCAAAATCGGTATTTTCATAAAGCATAAGTGCTTCGGCCCACATCTGATCAACTTTAACCCTTTGTGAATACCGTTTATCAATTTTCTCAACTTCTATTGTACCGAAACGACTGGTACCATGGATTTGAGAAAGAAAGCCACCCATTTCCGCGGTCCTGTTGGCCGTAAACATGGGAACAGCTACACGTGGTTGTTCTACCGGATACTCGTCGTTCCTGCGCTGCACAAGGATCATCCTTGAACGGGTGTATTTTTTGAACTCTTCAATACGAGCGGTGCCTTTGTTAATACCAACCAGGTCATCAAAGCAAACGATCAGGTACCTGGTGAACACATCAGAAAGGGAAAACTTGCTATCATTCTCCGGCTGTACATAGTATGATTCCAGCTCTTTTGGCAGGAAATATCGCGTTAAAAATGTTTTGCCGATATATTCCTCCATTGAAATAAAACCGAGTGCTATAGAGTTCGGAATCGCATCTATCCATTGAGCAACGCTTGCCACCATCCACTTACGTATGATCTTATTCATTCTTTCACGGTAATAATCCGGTTCATGATCGAATACACGCGGTGTGATATGTTCACATAGTTTGTCGATGTGACTTTCACCCTTGTAGGTTCCTCGGATGCTATTGAAATAGTTTATCACCGGATTTTCCTGCTCAAAATAATTTTGATCTCTGAGAATTATCCTCAGGTCGGTTCTTGATATTGTTTTCCCAATACCTTTTAGGTAAAGATATAGGGTGTCTATTGTTGGAGTATACCGGTACCTGTTTTTGTCTTTGCTCTCAATTGAAAATTTAGCAGGATCCAGGCATGATGTTTTTACTATAAACGCTTCGTTGATTGTATCCACAATATCCTGGATCCTATCATCAACGAATTGTAGGCTATTGGACGTTATTTCAGGGAGTTTAATTGTTGTCATTTTCGTATTCAGTTGAATCCATGTTATAATGTTCTGTTTCTTCGCTGTCTCTAATTTCTGGGATGCTACAATGAGAGCAAATTGTTTCTTCTTCATTTATCCACCAGCATGTTCCGAAATCTGGATGGAAGCATGCATTATCCCATGTGCATCCACAGATTTTACACATCCCCGTTTTTTCATTTATATCTGTCATACCTTTGTTGTACATCAATTGATTTGTTTTGCTATTATAGTTCCGAGATAATATGAGAAGCTGAATTCTATTAAATGTTCTTCTTCCTCTGGATGAAACTCAATATTGATAACAGTTCGGCTGTTACCCCAGTATTGGTTATCAATTTCATCAACCAGGTATCTGATTCGCCTTAATGTATTATAAAATTCTCCACATGAAATGATTTGATTATTCAGTCTTTTCAACATGACATGCAGTATATATGGTTTTGGACAGTCCTCATACATGCCAGGAACATATTCACTATGAAAAGAGATGAAAAATTTCATATTTTTTTCCTATTTGAAATATCCTCAGCCATGGCCCGAACTCCAAATTGGTTTAGTTTGCTGATGTTTTGGTATTTAGATAGATCGGGGGGAGTGTATGGCAAATCCTTTTCTGCTTTTTTGGCTTCCTCTCTCTTCTTTTCTTCAATTTTTTCAAATTCATTTCCTCTTTCCCGATTGTATTCAAAGAAGCTCGTAACTATGCGTTGCGAATCTATACTGCCATAGAATGTACCATATCTACTTTCCAGAATATAATTAAATAGCAGTTTGAGATCAGACAATCGAAAATGATTGTACTTTGCGTAAAGCATGTATGACAATTGTTTAATGTATTGTGTTTGTAATCCTTTACTGATGTTTAGAAAATCATTGAGGTAGCGTAGCCATTGATCCAAATACTCATAACCTGCATAAGTTTGTTTAAGAGGATAAACTTCTGTCAATAGATTAAGCGTAATTGGAGATGTTTCGTAGACGTCCCAGATCGATCTAACAAAATCGTAATTTACTATCAATTGTTCAGGGCTTTGATATTTAACGAAATCACTCCAGTTTGGGTAACTGTTAAGCAGTTGTGTGTGTAATTTATTTGATGTCATGAAATAGTTTTAATTTCACGGAAAAACCGTAGGTTTGTGGATTTTACTCAATACTTTCATTGATCACACTACCACGATACACAGTTCTTTGTTTAGTGTGAATAGTGTATCTATTTTTTCTTGCATGGTAACAAAGATTGTATCTTCGTTTAAGAGTGATTTAACTTTGCCCATACAGCACAGTTTTGATTGCTCTAACAATATCATGATAAGAAGATCCTTCAAGTAGTTTTACCAAGATGAATCCCTGATCAAAATTTATTCTCTGAACACGCATGTTCGCCTTGAATAACTGGTCAATTTGATCTGCCATCAATGGAGTGATCTTCTTTGATGTATATACCTGATATACACCTTTCATTTTTCTTTTTGAAATGCTTGTAAAGCTGCCTTCATCTTTTAAAAAGACGTGTGTTTCCTTTTCAATCTGTTTAAGCATGATGTTGAAATTAAATTGTTGTTTTTTTGAGAGTAAAACTATGTTCTGGTAATTTTTCTTCTATTTCCTCTTCACTGTTAAGTTGAAAGTCTTTGGGCAAGAAAACTGATTTGTATCGGCTGCAGATGTAAAAGTCAATATACTCAAGTGCCCGTTCTTCATTTTTTTTCGAGATATTGTAAAGTTTCTTTAACCTCCTTTTTTCTTCAACAGGTACCAGAACAATACCGAAAACCTGATGAAGGAATTCTTTATATTCCCTCCATGAAGATTCGAATTCTGGGGTTTTAAACGGTAATTCAATCTCATCAGCTTCCGGATCTGGCACGAACATGCTAAACTCTTCGATTTGTTTGCCCAGGATTTTTACACTACGTTCGAAATTCTTTCTGATTTTTTTCACATCCGGTCCATTTCTAAGACCATTAATTACTGCTGCATTGTCATCTATCAATTTCTGAATTTGTTCCACCAGGTTGAGCCATTGTTCTTTCATACCTTTTTATGTATCTATGTAATTCCTTGTCATTTATACTAAATAGATCCTCTGCTTTGGAGAGCAAGTATCTCACCTGTCGAATGTTTTTTGAAGTGCACCAGGCAATGTCGTAAATACTGTAGTCATTCATATAAGCAAAGAGGATCCATGCTTTGCGTGCTGTTTCAGTTGGTTCAGACCGTGTTCGTGATCTGATCTTTTCTCGCTCTTGTTGATCAAATAATCGGTTGAAAAGCATTTCAATCATAGCATTAGCAATAATCAAGTTCAAAGTCATCTCTGCGAGATCTATGCCTAATTCTTTCTGTTAAGTTTGTTCGTCTGGCATACTTACTGCGAGTGAATAGATCAAAGCTTTGAGTAAAATCTCCAGATAAATAGATGGAGAGGAGAAGTACTGCAACAATGTTTTTCAGTGGAGATAATTCCATACTGATGTTGAAGTGTGTACAGAAATACCAGGCTGAAAATTCATTTGCACTCCTACATTCTGTTTTTGAAAAAATATTACGAACATGATTCTCTACAGTATGGATTGAGATGTACAGTCTTTCGGAAACCATTTTCTTGCAAGCTCCCCAGGCAATAAGTTCCCCAACCTCCTGTTCTCTTTTTGTCAACTTTGCTGTTGGATTCATATCAATTCCCCCATATTTCTGTTTTTTTTACTTTGTACTTTGTAAATACCTGCTCGATTGCATTTTTCTCTTCTACATTAGGAACTACATTGCCCCATAACCTTTCATACCATTGCGATCTGCTGGTAATTGATAAGGCATCCATAATTTCAGTCTTGACCTTTTTAAGATCCTTGTATGGGATCTGAGAATAACCCCGTTTGAAAGAATGAATGTTTTTTTTCTTTTTCGTCATTGCAATAAAAATTAGTCAATATGAACTATTTAGAAATGTTCGGAAAAAACGTACATTTGTACCGATAGAATCGGTACAGTGCAAATATCAGAATATATTACGAATAATCAAAGAAAAATCGTAATAAATTTACGATTATTTTATAAATGGATTATAAACACCAATTGTCCAGTAGATTAAAATTAATCCTTGATAATGTTTTCAAAGGGAACATGTCAAGGTTTGGACATGCCATCGGTATGACCGAAGGAAGTATAAGAGGTTATATTGTAGGTAAGAAAGATAAAGATGGTAATTATCGATTAGTAGTCCCATCTGCAGAAGTGATTGCAACTATAGCTGATAATGTCGGAATAAATTCAGAATGGTTGCTTTTGGGGAGAGGGGAAATGCTGAAGAAAGATGAAGATGCAAATAAATCTCCTGAATTGTTGTTAGATAGGCTAGAAAATTATTGTCGTGAAAATGAACGATTGAGATTAGAACTACAGCGTCTCAATTACAGCAAAAAAAATAATGATGAACATGTGGTTAGCAAACACAAGTTGGAATTAGATGATTAAATGTAGCCCGTTTGTATACCGGTAATGTGTAATTTATTGAAAAATAGAGTTATTCAAAGTCCGCCAGGTACCTCACGAATGAGCTCCATTCCCTACTGTCTGTGTAGGTCGTGGAGCTTTTTTTCACGATGCAGGGGGATCTATCCCGTTCGTAACCAGTCCGTCAGCTCTCCTGTGGCGGCTCT